AGTTCCGGTAATGTCACCAGCTTCATCTACTACTACAACATGAACTTCATCACCTGCGCCGCCTTTTCCAGCTGCGTAAGTTGATGTGCCTGGAGCATTGTCGAATGAATCGCTATACTTCCAGAACCTTTGTATTGTTCCTGTACTATAATCAGTAGATAATGTGAATCTATTATTTAATGTAACCGTTCTGCTAGCTGTAAATACACCACTGCCGTCATCGACATATGTATCTGAACCTGCTGCAGCTATTGATTTAATGCTTAACTTCTGTTCACCTATAGAAGAGTTACCTACTTTAACTAGGTCTCCTACTTGTAAATCAGCAGCAACACCTGTCAATAAGGTTGTTAATGTAGCGTTTGCAACACTACTTGATGCGCCTTTCAATGCTATGGTTGCACTAGTGCTACCAATACTGAAAGACATTTTTGTAACTGTATCTGATGTTGCAATGTCTGCGTTTGCACTTGCAGCGCCGCCGTTAATTAAAACAACGTTGCTTTGCCAAGCACTCGTACTATCACAAACCTCTACTCGTAAACCATTACCCCTAACACCGACATATTTTGCCGCGGTGATATGAGCATCGTTAGCAGCAGTTACTGCAGCGTCAAGAGAATCTGAATTCTTTAAAGAGATTCCAGATGTATTCCCGCCTGCAACAACACCAGTAGCATTTCTTGCTGCTGATGAAACTGTTCTAACAACGTATAGTTTATTTCCATAAGACAAAAAGTTGGCAGCAGTGAAAAAAGTCTCTGCGTTGTCAGATGTTGGTTCCCCAAATCTAGCAACTAAAGATGTTTCACTATCAACTAGGACTCGCTGTTCAGCGGGACCCCAATTGAATACGCCAGCTATTGCGCCTTCTGTAGTAGAGACTGCAGGTACGACTGTGGTTAAGTCTATTTCGCTTACATTTACACCAGGACTAACTTGAAATCCCATATTATGTCTCCTCTAAAAATCAATAAATCGTCTGATTATATTTATTAAAACCGGTGGTTAGAAAACCTTGTCTCCTGTCTCCCAGTCAATTATTTCCATACCCCCTGGTACGTCTTCGTGGCCATCATCTATAAACCCTAATGGTAACATATCCTCTTCATGCTGTGCAGCACTCTGCCCTTGAATATGTTTACGTATATCAGTGCTTGTTATTTCCTTATAGTAGTCTTGTATACTTAACCATCCATAAAGAACTAAACACATAACTAAATCATCATGCCCGCCATCTGCTTCCCATGATTCACCTTTTTGCGTAAAATGTGTTAACTCTTCTAGGATTTTAAAGTCAGAGATAATCAGCTGATCACTCTCGATTAAAGTCTTAAGATTCAAACAACCGTTCCGCTTAACTTGCTTCGTTGTTCTAACACCAAAATACTGTCCACCTGCGCCAAACCCTGATGAAAGTACTTGCCCTGCTCTTCCTCTAGCAGCTGACATAAGAACGTTTTCTACTTCTAATTCATTGTGCAGACTCTCGACTACACTCATACCAATATCGTTTGACTCTACTAATATATAGGCATTATTGTATTGCTTGGCCATCGATTGCAATACAACTGGATAATTCATTGGGCTTATTGTATTGTTCTGATACACACATACTACTCTATGAGGTAATTCAGTAATATCTAATACTACACATGCCGAATAATCATTGTTAACCCCACGCGCCGTGTCAACTACCATCTGATAAAGATGATCTTTCTGAGCGCTTTCAAATACTCTTATACTTTCGTTTGTAAAGATTGGATTCTCATATACGAGCCGCTTTAATACTGACGGGCTTATTAATGTATTTGAGCTTCCTATGAATTCACATTCGAACTCAACTCTAAACTGATCAGCAGAAGTATTTCTGATGGTCATTTCTCTCCACTTCTCATCTCTTCCAGGAATGTCAGACCAATGAACGTCTATTCTTTTATAGTCATTTAGTTCATTTTCACTATCATTCCATATCTTATAGAATAGATTCATTCCATTAGGTGTGGATGTTATTAATACTTTAGAAGTATTACCAGATGAAATCGTAGGATATACAGAAGCAAAAAACTCTTCCTGTATATGCATTGGAACGAATGCAAACTCGTCTAAGTAAATAAGGTTAAATGATCCACCTCTAATAGCTGATGCTGATGTAGATGCAGCTAATATCTTGGAACCATTTTCTAATTCTACGTTACCTTTGTTCCATTCTACTACACCTAGTTGTAACCATCTTGGTAAGTGTTCGTATGCTAAAGATATTCTTCCTAATATTTCTCTTGATTGTTGAGACTTATGAGCAAGAATAGCTAATGAAAACGATTCATGGAACATTATATACCATAATAGCACAGCTGCGACTGTTGTCGTCTTACCTGACTGTCTAGGCATCTTACATATTACAAATCTTTCTTCTGTAATAAGATCAACTATATCTTCTTGAAAATCATATAAGTCAAAAGGAATTAAGCCTTCATCTATATTGACAATCTGTATATAGTTATTAATAAAATAGAGCGGAGATTTACTACACTTAATAAATTCACTAACTTGCTCTGGAGAAAACTCCTGAGGAACATTGGCGCGTTTAAGGTTTGGATTTCCTAGGTAGTTCTCTCTAACTTGATTCATCTAATTCTTTTTTTATAAGCTTTTGAAGATCGCCGGTACTTCCGACGAACAGATTATTATTAACTGTATTAGGGTTCTTAACTGCTTCCCCTGTTATGTCTTGTTTCTTTTTAGTTAAATCCATTAGCGCTATGTTTGCGTCAGATAATGTTCTGACTAGTGTAGCCACTACTTCGTAAGCTCTCGGGTGCTGTCCTTGCTGTGCTACTTGTAGTAGATCAGTCAAAGCATTGGACCCATTCTCAATCACTTGGTAGAGGTTGCCTCTAGCATATTCAAAATCATTGTCTATTTTAGAATCTTTAACAAGCTGATTGGCTTGTTTTATATCTTTCTTGATTGGTTCTAATTCTAAAAATTCACCAATTGCATCATTATTATCCATTAAAAGTCTTCTCAGTTATATAACCAAAGCTATCATTAGCGTTAATACTATTAGTATTTATACTTACGCTAGAATTAGATGTTGCAACACCGTTAGCATCTAAACCTGGTTTAACAACAACCTTACTGGCTACAGATGTAGCGTCCAGTTTAAAGACGCCTGTTGCACCTGGGTCAACATGGAACTGAGTATTAGCTGATCTGATAAGACCTTTCTGATCTTTAACATTTCCAAATACAAAACCTTTTACTACAAAATCTAAAGTATGTATTAATACTCTTCTTGTTGTATAGTCTGCTTCATATGAATCTTCTGTATTTAATCCTTGGAATATAACTGGGACATCAAGAACAAAATCCATATTGTCTATAAGCTTTAGTGTTGCTGTAAATTCAGGAGTAAAGAATGGTAGTATCTGTTCTAGTATTCTTACTCCATCTTCAGCATTCTTAACCATAATAGCTAACTGAAAACCTATATCAAATGGTGTTGGTGTATATGTAGATAACAGATTATTTGTATCGTCTGTCTTAGCTTGATAGATTTTTTTAGTTGGTGACAGTCTTCTTTCAGCATCGTATTGGAATGCTGTCATCTCAAATGACATACGAGGTAACTGCAATGCCACCTTTCTGTCGAGATTAGCGTCCACATCAAGCCTTTCTATAAACTTCTGCCTAGGACCGTAGGAGATAGGGACTCTCAAGGTCTGCTGCACTGTTCCAGCACTGTCCACTCGATCTATCTCTAAGTCATTAAATAAAGTCCCGAAGTATATAACATACTTCCTAATGACTCCATTATAGAATTTTTGGCCGAACATTATAGTACTCCTTCACTGAATGGATTAATATCACTAAAGTCAATAAAGCCATCTGCTGTATCCTCAAACATTGTTGAGTCATCATCTTTATCGACTAGTCTCTTATCGTAGTTATCGTTTATAAACGACACTCCATTCTCTGCTGTTACTATGACTCCAGCCTCTGTTGTAATAGTAGTAGCGTCTAATTGATAGTCTTGTGAATTATCAACTTCAATATTATCAATTAATGCGACACCTGTATCAAGCCTTTCTTCTGAGTAGTTAAATCTCTCTAATGTAATGTCGTATGTTTGTAGGTCGCCCATTTGATAGAACACTGCATCATGATTAACAAATTTAATCTCGAACAATGCTCCTGTCGCTGTAGGAAGAGATCCTTTGACCCAAGGTAAAAATATTAAATCACCTTCTCTTGGTCTTGTTATTTCTGGCTCAAACTCTTCTATTTCTTCTTGGAACTTTCTTCTTGCAACTGTGAGTACCATTTGGTCTTGGATTTGTAAACCAAATCTAGACATGAACTCACCTTCGCCTTCAAACCCTTCAACTGATTTAATATACATCTCAATTGGATAAGTAGTTTCGAATTTAGAAAGAGGGGCTTCAGAATATAACTGATCAGTCTCAACTCTGTTTCTTGGAAGGTACAGAGTCTCCTGCCCGTAGATAGAAATAGATTCTATTACGAGATCTTCTATTAAGCGAGCTTCTCCGCTAGCTTCGTAATTCTGAAAGAAAGTGCTTCGCATTAAACATTATCCGATCATATCAGATACTGGAAGACTGTAACTTGAAATCATCTCTTGTTCTAACTGATTGATCTCTCGCTCTGCATCATCCATTATCTTGGTTCCATTAAATTGTACGCCGCCAGGTAATTGCATTCCTTCAAATTTCGTTAAGTTTGATCCCCATTGATATTTGATTTTTGCTGATGCATAGCTTAGCAACCATCTATCTTTATAGACATTAGTAAATGTTTCTGGGTCTACTATCTGGTATGCTTCTGCTATGATCTTTTCACCCACCTGCACCTTTTCCCAATCCATGTCTACGTATAGTCTATTAACATGTCTGTTATATCTGATTGGCTGTCTGCCGACTAATAGCTCTTCAATAAATTGAATGTGTTGCATATTAGTATAGTATGTTACTAGGGATTGATTGAAAGAAGTTAGATCGTACAAATCATTCAAAGCAATTTGATATCTAATATTGAATAGATTATTTGTTGATAGTGAATCACCAATATCAAAAATTCTAACAACTCCAATAATATTTTCTGGAACTGTCAGGTATCTATTTGTAATGTCAGAGGCGCCCACTGTCCATTTATAGTAGTCTTTTACGACACCGTCAAAATGATAATCCCAATAAAATTGTAATGCTTCGTCGATTCTATCTTCGACCTGCATGTCCTCAACATTAATTTCGATTACAGGGTAACCTAATTTTCTTAAGCAGTATTATTTAAATGCTACTCTACTTGCTGGAAGGGCCATATATTACCCCCATACCACACTTCCGGCGGCATTATAGATCTTTAATGTTCTATTAGAACCGTCCAGTAATGTTGTTACCTTTGTATTGGCTGATATAGTCGCGTCAGCAAATGTGACTGCGGATGTTGTTGCAACTGCTTGTCCGATATGAACACCTGTTGAATTAGCTACTACTCCTGTGCCGCCTGTTACTGCTAATGATCTAGAAGCAGCTATTGTGCCACCACCAGTTAGACCAGCGCCGGCTGAGATTGATACACTAGTATGATCAATATGTTCGTTAGCTACAAAGCCACTTAAGCTATCATGGACAATTTCTGAATCTTTACTAAATACACCAGTACTGTTAGCTGTGATACCAGTGTTTGCTAAAACTGCTGTTGCAATTGCGTTAACACTTATTCCGTTTCCGGCTCCGACTGTTAATGTTCTAGTAGCAGCTATTGTACCGCCGCCTGTTAAACCACTACCAGCTGTAATTGTAACACCAGTATGATCTATATTTTCATTAGCGTCATAACCAGATAATGCTGTCATCACGATTTGTGAATCGTTTGTAAATAGTCCAGTAGAGTTAGCTGTAAGTCCTGTTTGTGCGTCTACTGCTACGTCATCTGCGTTTGCGGTTATTCCGTTTCCACCTATAACATTTAATGTTCTAGAAGCAGCTATTGTACCGCCGCCTGTTAAACCAGTACCAGCTATTGTACTTACTGCTGAGTGATCAATATGTTCGTTAGCTACAAATCCGCTTGTGCTATCATGAGCTACTTCTGATGAGTTTACAAATACACCAGTTGAATTAGATACGATACCTGTATTAGCTAATACTGCTATTGAAGGATCTGATCCTTCTCCTGGAGTATGTGTTACTGCTATACCTACGCCTGCTGTTACACCATCAACATAGTTACCAGATGTGTCTGTTCCTAGAGCAATATCGGTTGCTTTTGTATGGAAAACGTATTCTGTTCCACCAGTTAATTTATGAGTCCATCTATCATTTGACTCATCCCAGTATATGGTTGCATTAGCTGCACTACCACGATTAACTTCAATACCTGCATCCAATGAAGGAGCAACTCCTGAGCCTAATCCAGATACAACTGTTATAATAGCATCGTTAACTGCTAAGTCAGTTGTGTTTAATTGTGTTTTTGTTCCTGATACTGTTAAGTTACCAGAGATAACCAAGTCAGCAAATGTAGGAGTATCTCCTGTACCAACTGCTTGTCCGATATGAACACCTGTTGAATTGGATACTACACCAGTGCCGCCAACTACATGAGCTCCTGTTGAATTAACACTAACACCATTACCTGCTGTAACTGATACAGCTGTACTGTTAGTTGTTATACCATCACCGGCTCCGACTGTTAATGTTCTAGTAGCAGCTATTGTGCCACCACCAGTAAGACCGGCGCCTGCTGTCACAGTAACACCAGTATGATCTATATTTTCATTAGCGTCATAACCAGACAATGCTGTCATAACGATTTGTGAATCGTTTGTAAATAATCCAGTAGAGTTAGCTGTAAGACCGGTAGATGCATCAACGTGAGTACCAGTTGAATTGGCTGTTATACCATCACCTGGAATTACTGCTACGTCATCTGCGTTTACTACAGTACCAACACCAGCGCCTATGGCTAGTGTTCTAGTAGCAGCTATTGTACCACCACCTGTTAAACCACCACCAGCAGTTATTGTAACTGCTGAGTGATCAATATGTTCGTTCGCTACGTATCCACTCAGGTTATGAAGATCAATGTTGCCTTCATCAGCATATACACCTGTTGCGTTAGATACAATACCTGTTGCGCCTACAACGTGTGTGCCAGTTGAATTGGATGCTACACCGTCGCCTGCACTAACAGTTATTGTTCTAGTAGCTGCAATTGTGCCGCCTCCAGATAACCCATTACCTGCTGTAACTGATACAGCTGAGTGATCAATATGTTCGTTAGCTACAAATCCAGCTAGAGTGTCATGATCAATTGAAGCTGAATTAATCCATACACCAGTTGTGTTGGATATTAATTGTGAGTTGCCTGCTGCAAAAGAAAGCTCAACGTTAGCATTAATCGCTGAATTACCTGATAAACCATTACCACCTTTAATATAGATAGTGCTATGATCGATTACTTTGTTAGCTCCGTAATCAGCTAGTCCTGTAATTGTTAATGCAGCGTTGTTAACAAAAACACCTGTTGAGTTAGTAATAATTGCGTCACCAGCTACAACATTAATTGTTCTAGTTGCTGCTATTGTACCACCACCTGATAGACCAGAGCCTGCTGTTACACTCACGGTTGAGTGATCAATGTGCTCGTTAGCTACAAAGTTTGTAAGCGCGTCATGGTCAATACTTGATTCTGATACTGATGCAAATCCAGTTGAGTTAACTGCAAGTAGGTCACCTACTTTAATAAACCCTGAAGATGTTGTATTGGCTGTTGGAAGTGTTTGTGCAAATGCAGTGCCGGTACCAGTAGTAAGAATAAAGGTTGAGTTGCTTGCTGTGTATGTATAATCAGATATTGAACTAATAGCTGCTGACTGAACGTTAGTTACTATACCTCTGGTATTAACTGTAATAACAGGCACATATGTTGTGTTACCTGTTGTACCAGCCGATGCACCTGATACGCCAAAAGCGGTAGTATTGACAGCACCGGAAGAGGATACAACCTCTACGCCGCCGACTTCTAAACCGTTCTTAACTCTAAAATTTTGATTTGCCATTTTTGTTGTCCCTATCCTTTATTTATGCATCTACAAATTCAACTTGGAATTTAAATGTAGTGTTTGTTGCTACTGGTGTGGCTAATAGCTGAATGGTACTTCCACTCACATTACCTGCATACGTAGCTATGACAGCATCGCTCATTACATCTGCGTATTGAGTATCAAATGCTGTTGTGCTGTCATGGTTTATTAATATAACAGTTGTGTGAAACTCACCACCCTGACTAGCAGTAATTATATACTGCGCTGCGCTGTAATCAGCCTTTACAAACGAGTCAATTTCTTGCTGACTAGTTGTTGTAGTGACCTTAGTCTTTCTTACTTTACCTTCTGATTTAATTGACTTTGTTGTTTCAAGTGTATCATTTGTCGCATTGTAATTTAAATGCCTGATCAACTCTGCCATGTTAAATGCTTTTGTCTTAGCCATGTTTAAACCTTAATTCCTATTCGTTTCATTTTAAATGTTGTCCCGCTTCTCGTAGGTGTTACTCTCAGCCTACAATTCACTCCAGAAATATCAGCACTCACGGCGTATAAAACACCATTTGAGCTTATCATTCCATACTCTGAAGTAAAGGCGTTAGTTCCGTCATGA